CAGGGACCAATTAAAAGCTGGCCCAATACATCCACAGTGGTGACTACTAAAGCAACATGTCCAGCACCGCAGCAGGGTGGCCAATGTTTAGATTGTAGAAAATGCTGGAACCCAAAAATTAAAAATATTAGTTATGGCCAGCATTAAATCTAAGCATAACAATCTATTAAATTATTTCATTTACGACCACAGGCAACTATCGAAGGCCTACGTCCGCAAGTGTGAAAAATTCCTGAGCAGGAATAGCAAGAGGGTTGGTCGTATTCCGCCAGCCCTCAAGCTTAAATAAAAAATAATAAGGGTGGGTCCCGCCCACAAGCACGCACCACAGTCCACAAGCGAAGTCCACAGGCCACAGGCAACAAGCCAAATTTTTTTCCTCCCCCGGGTGGGTCCCGCCCACAAGCTCTTCTCTCGAGCCGCGACACTTTGGCCATTGACCTTGGACATAGGATATTGTAGGACGCTAAATTTTTTGTAGAAATTTAAAGCTTGACTCCATATCCGTGGCACATGGATCAGCCTTCCCCTTAATTAAGTCTTCTATAAACCTTCCCTCAAAAAGTTTTATAGCTAAAGGACCGAGGGTCTTTAGCATGATGAAACTGTTGTTAGGATGAGTCAAATGAAAGCCAATTTGATGCGGAGAGAATCGGATTTTTTTAGCCAAACTTAACTTAAGTTCTATAGTGAAAAAGTGGCCAGAAGTATTATACCCCAATAGATCAGGAGTCCCGTGTGCAGCACTATTTTCCAAGCGTGTAAATGATAATTTGCAATTATTTTTAATATTGAACGCTTTAATTTCATGCCAAAATTTAGTTTCACCTTTAATCATTTTTCAGGCTAAGTGTGTTGCTCTTTGGCTAATCAATTTTTTTAATAACTTCACCCATATTCCACTTCGAAGTATACAATGTCATCACCAATCTATGAGTTTCACGCACGCCAAGTATTTTGTTTTCCATTAATTTAATGTCCTTGATGTCGTAAAATTTTCCGTCTGGTAAACACACTTGAACTCTTGCCTCTTGTGCCACTGGCGATTTCATAAACTTATCTAGGGCCTGTCTTAATAGCTTTCCTGATACCATGCTTGAACATATACCAAATATATCCTATAATGCAAGTCATGGGTTTACCAAAAAGACTTACTGAAAAACAAATCAAATTCGCTAATCTAGTCGTTGCTAATGAAGGCAGAAAAACTGCTACTGAATGTGCAATAGAAGCGGGTTATGATCCCAACTCTGCTTATGTATCTGCAAGTAAGTTACAAAACCCCTCTCTCTACCCTTTAGTTAGTCAATACATAGGCAGGTTGAAGTCAGAAAAATTAAAAAAATATGATGTCACAAAAGAATCTCACTACAGTGAACTCGGACAATTACGTGATGAAGCAAGAGAGTCAAAAGCCTGGAGTGCTGCTATCAATGCAGAAGTAGCTAGAGGGAAGGCTGCCGGATTCCAGAATAATAATCACTTACACCTACACAAAGACATGGATAATATGGAAGAATCAGAGTTAGATAAACTACTGGAGAAAGCTTTGAAAACTTACAAACCAATTATAGAGGCCGACGCTGAAGTAGTAGAAGAAGTTAAAGATTAATCTTTTCCATCTTAGTTACAATACATTTAGGAAATACATTACGATCTGAAAATACTGCAGACTCAGTATCATAAGAAGCAAAAGTCCAAACATTTTTATTATCTTTATCAAAGATATACGCTTGAGTTATCATCTTAGCAGGTTTTAAATCTTTTACTTCAGCAGCTTCTGCATGCCCCGAATCCCCGCACGGATCAATCCAGTGTATAGAATAAAAATAATATTTTTTCTTACCAATGATGACGTGTTTATATTTTGACTTTTTTCTTTTCATACCTCTGTATAGCACCTATAGGTTTTTTCTCTAGGCACATTTTTTCCAAAAAACTTTTCTTATGCACGCGTACGGGGATGCTAAAAGCGTTGATTTTACTGGATTGTAACCACTGTAACCACATTGTAACAGCTATTTGTTACAATAATATAGGCTAAAAGTGTTGGTATTTGTGAATAATAATCGATTCAACTCGATTGTAACCATTGTAACCAAGATTTGGAAATTGAAAAACAAAAAAACTTTTCTGGCAAAAAAAGTCTATAGGGGCTTTTACCCTAGCCCAGAGGGAAAGTGTTGCATTTATGCCACACTAGTGTTGTAATTTAGCCACAATCCATACAATAGCCCTTTAAACTTGGGCTTTCATTTTTGTATAGATGATTATCACAGTTTTTAGCCTTGCAAAACGTAGTTCCTTTCAAATCTATGGCAGGATACTTGACCTTTGTTTGCTCTGCTCCAGGGTAGTCTTTAGCTTTACCCTTGTAATAAGCTATCATTTTTTTCATATTTATTCCTTTCTTATAATATCCTATATAACATTACATGCCGGCTCTGTCAACTAATTCTTCCCATTCTTTTTTCTGCTTATAATATTGGTCTACTTTCTTCCACCATTCGTTCGCATAATGTCTGAATTCTTCGCCTTCTACGGGAAACTGTTGAAATAATAAATCTTTACTGCACATTAGAATGATTCCAAACTGGATATTAGTTCCATATATTTGATTGTGGGCAATAGCATATCCTGCTAGCTGTAAATAATAATCCTCGATCCATTCTTTTCGTTTCGGTTTATTTGTTTGCTTGAAGTCAATGATAGCTTCTTTGCCTTCGTAGATTCCAACACCATCTGTTGCCCCTGCATACATATCAGGATAAAATAATACACACTCTGTGGCCCATAATTCTTCGAGCCTATCTTTTAATCCCTGGTCCACGATTATTTGTGCCATCTTCCCGGCTAATACACCTTCAGGAGTTAGATTCACAACAGGTTTATTTAACATATGACCTTCAATAATTGAGTGCATGAGGGTCCCTCTCGATGCAGCATTGTCCGTGATTCGTGTTGCTTCTTCCTCTCCTACTCGTTGTTTCCACGCCTCCAATGAAGCTTTCTTCTCTTCACTCTCGCAGGCTTTTAATATAGAAGTTACCGAGGGCAGCTTCTCTTCACCTACCAGGTAATGTCTCTTACCATCAATTATTTTCCGAGTCGATGTTGGGTAATAAAATCTCTTGTTTATTTTTATCATGGTTTCCTTTCAATGTTTGTTTTAATACAGTCGTCCAGGGATTTAAGTCGAGGTCTTTAACACATCCACTTAACAACAATAATACAATTAATATTCTAATCACGTTTAAACTCCAGTCCAACTCTTAAATAATTTAACCAGTCACTTGGGTTACTATCTCTTTTTTTATCATTACAAGCAACACAACAAAAGACAATATTATCAGTCATATACGTCAATCTGGGGTCATATCTATCTATACTAAAGTTAGTTGTTATCTGGCTCTTACGTCCTTGATATCCTTTACCTCTAGTCCCTCGTCTAGCTTTAAATGTAAATGGTTGCTCACAATATCTACAGATCCTACCATCAGAGCCTGGAAATTTTTCTTTCATATTAATAATATGATTCATATACAATCTCCAAAATTCTTTTTTATCTATGGCCGGGAAATGTCCACCATACTTCCTGTAGCTTGGTTTAAACTTAGCAGAAATAGTTCGTGTTATATATCCGCGTTCCGAGTTCATGTAAGCAAAGTCCTTGTCGATTCTTCTTTCGTCGTGTGGATTTTTATAACCCATTACATTACTCTTCTTATCTTCTCAAGACAGATTTTATTTTTACCCTGGTCCATAATATCAAAACCAAAAGGTTTTAAACAATCTCGAATCAGCTGCATATTATATTTAGGAAAGTCATCAAACACAAAACGTGTCGTGGGGCCTGTCCTATTCGCAAACCAAATAGACTCAGTCAATACATCTTTAGTCATATGTGGGCCATCAAAGTGAACAAATGTAAATTTACTTTCAACAAAGTCATGATCATTCATAAAATTTGTATCAGTATCATTGTACAATCTAAACTTACCTGCGTTCCTGTATGAGTAAAAATCATTTAACATTTTATCTCTCATCGTATCTGTATAATCACATGTATAAGATCCAGTATCATCGTAGTGTTGATACTTTAAATTACCATAGGGATCTATGCCAACGTGTAAATAAATATTTTTTAAGTTGTCCATCATAATTTTAGATCCGAGTCCTTCTCTTACTCCTATCTCAGCTGTCATAAATCCCTGACAGTCAAAGTCCTTGGTCCACTTTTCAAGTAGATTATATTCTGTACTATCGCCTTTAATCATTAGTTCTCCTTTACGTATAGTTTTGATCGAAGAGAACGTATCTCTTCTACTAATCGTTCGTTATGTTTATGTAATTTTTCGTTTCTAAATTCTAATACTTCAATTCTTTTTGTAAGATCTCCAGGACCCCGGTCATCAACCGGGGCCTTCCCTTCTTGTTGTCTTCGGAGTTTTTCAATTAACTTATGATATTGTTTTATGTCTTCACTTGTCATCATAATTTTTTTTGTATCTCTTTTAAATACTCTTCGTTTTCTGTTTCAATCTCCCCTTGTGAATTACAGTTATCACATTGGGCGTGCTGTTCCTCACGAGCCTCCTCGTAAGGAACTCTCACAAAACCATTACCTTTACACTTGGGACAGATAATAAACCCTGGTTTCATGAAGCCTTTGCTTTATCTTTTACTTCATCTGTAAGCAGCAACGGTTTATCCGGTGTTGCATTGATGTAAGTAAAGACATCATTAATGTTGATGAGAACTTCATAACTAACTCTATCTGATGGCTCATCCAACATCTCCGCACCTACTTTATATTTCAGTGCATCTTCTAAAGATGATGCTTCCTTCACATGGTGAACATGATCGTCCCCGTGTGAAAACTTATGTCTTTTAACTAACGTGTATTTCATACTTTCTCCTTTATTGGTTTACTTTAGTTTGCCATTTAAACGTTTGGCTTCTTTGTTTACTAGAATAGTTACTACCTGTGCTCGCGAGACATTCGGATCATCGGGTACTAACACTTTTCTAATTTTGTCTATTTTCGCATACGTCTCATTTTTTACTGAGATGTTTTTGTATTTGCTAAAATCAGTCATCTGTTATATCCTTTCTTTGTTTAACATTTTAATGTTTTATCCTATAAAATATTATTAGTCAAGGGAATAATGAAATTTATTTTAACTTTATTTATGTGTTCTTTATCAACTGGTGAGTGTATGCCCCCATATCAATGGCCTGCCCATTTTGGGTCAACTTATGATTGTTTACAATTTGGGTATACCGAATCTCATCGTAAACTAGAAGAAATTGGTCGATCAGAAGTCAATCAACACCGTATTTTTATAAGGTTTACTTGTACTCCTGCCACTACTACCTAGCGTCCCTGACGATTGTAAGGCTTATACGATCTTTTCTCAGACTTATTCATATTCTTTTTGTGCCTACCAATCTTTGGCTTGGTCTTTTTTATATAAGTATTTACACCAAATTTAGCTTTTTTGGCCATGATTCTTTATAAATTCTGTGTCTTCTTTTGATAGTTTTAAATATCTAATACTACCATTGACATATTGTCTTGTGTCTGATCCACAATGTGTGCATCTATAATAATCTGTAACAATAGCTACTAAGATGGCTTCTTCATTACAGTGTTCACATTTACCAACTACAGTATCAATATTACTAAACCCTTTCATGATTTGAGTTTTATCCGACAACTTTTCCACCTTTCCATTCCATATCTGGAAGACCTTCGGTGTATTTTTTTCCATCAAAAGTTAATACTTGTTTTCTGTTTGAGTCTGATTCGTGATAACTTATATGTATCCAGCCCCCGGCAGGATCATCTGGATTATAATACTCCATAATGAGTTGGTCAAAATCTACATTATTTTGTAGCCAGTAAGCTACTTTAATGTTGGGCACGCCAAATATTTCTAGGTCGACCGCCTGGCCCTTGGCATGCTGCGATGTTTTTTTGCTGCCGATCGCTTCACATAACGCTTCCGACCTGTAGCCAGAGGTAATAGTAACGGGTTTATCAAAGTGTGCACGAAGCGGCTCCAAAACTTCATAACATAAATCTCCTAAAGCTTTAATCTCACCTGCTCCTGGTGTATTATCGATGCCCTTACGTTGAGCGGTCATCGAATTAGTCATCTCTCTTAAACTGAAATGTTTACTAAGCTGCATAATCTATTCTAATATTAACTTTTTTATTGATAAACTTCCATCAATATTTTTCTCTAATTCCGCCATAGATTTTATGCACTGATACTGAACTTTTTTCTTTGTATCACGCATTGCAACCCTCTTACCCTTCAGGCATTCAGACATAGATTCTTGAATTCTGTGTTCCTTGATTTCTCCGTTAATTATCATAAGGAGGGCTACCACCAACTCTGTCATAATACTTTACCTTTGTTTGGTCCTTCTTTTATTCTGTACTTGTGCGTACCTGTACCATTAATTTCTACTTCTTTTTTTAAATCTTTTACATAACTCATTTGTTTTGCTGTTCTATTTATTTCAGCTATATAATCTAAAACTTTTTTAGTAATTCTTCCCGTTGCCATTTTCTCTTACCTTATCTTTTAATGCTTCGATATCAGCTAGTGCTTTATCTAATTGTTCTCTTAAAAATTCTATGTTGACTTTGTTAGTCATATTCATTTCTTGAGTTTGTTCCATTTTCTCTACAGTCTTGTACAAATCCTCGATTAAAAATATTTGCTCCTGATCGACGGGGACCTGTTCACTTTTTTTAAGCAAATCATTTTGAAACAGCTCACGTGATGTCTCCAACGATACCAACCTAGCAGTCAACTCGGTGTATGCGAACACGCCGGCTGCGACGAGCAAAATTAAACTAGCAACCGTCTTCATCGGCATCTGGACGGCCGCGGATTCAGATATGTTTAAAGGTTTCTTACTCATTTATTTTTGGTTTTGGTAGCGGCAGTATAAACTTATTAGGGTCTGTTTTCAATGGCTGTGAGGGCCTTACAAAAACTGCCAGTAAACACAATAATACTATTAAAATTGCGGTAAATCTGTAATCCATTGGGACCCTCTTTGCTCATTAGCTTATCCAAAACCAGCTTTTAATTTTTTTCCAAATTTTTTTGATCATGTTGTCCTCCACTAATTTTAAAGTTTCTAATATACAGTCACAGAAATTACACTCTGCAATTCCTCTGTGTCTATGTCCACAGTCTGTGCATATTCCATTGTTAATCATTTTTCTTTTCCTCCATCTCGTAAAAGAAATTGTCAGTGTCTTCTGTTTTCCACTTACCAGTATCTTCTACATTCCATTCATTTGTTTGGACCTTCCAATCAGGTACGTTATCCTTAACGGTAAATGAGGGTAAGTCCCAAATACATCTATTGTTTGGTTGAGCTGCATAATTGCCATCTTCTAAAGCAATAATGTGGGCACACTTATGTTCGTGTGGTATCTCCGAATGATCGGTGTCAACTATGTTACTCTCTGGATGTGCAAAGTCAATAGTAAATAAGTATTTACCATGATGCCATTTTTTATCCTTCCCTATGTATTTACCCGCTTGTCCGTCTAGAATATCATAACTAGTAACAGCAGGGTAATAACTAAAGCTATTCCAAAGTTCCAGTTCATCAAGTCTTTTAATGGGAACAGCTGAGGATTCATAACCACGTTGAATAAAAGCCGTAATTGGGAGACGATAAAAGATTGCACCATTTTCCATAATTGCATGCCATAGGATAGCCCTACCTGACATACAGCTAATACCAAAGATAATGCAGTCTTCAACTTCTCCGTGATGTTTTTTAAGATCATATAAATATTCTCTCCTTATCTGTGCATATTGTACAGGAATGTTTGCATTTAAGTAAGCCATAATCAACCATTAATATCACCCCATGTTTCGCCCTTTTCATAGTCAACTTTGTTGGGGACTTCCAAAGTTACAGCATTTTCCATGACCTCAACTATTTGTTGTGCGTGCTTATCATCGCGAACACTTACACATAGTTCGTCATGAATTTGTATGTGAGCTACTATACCAGATTTGTAAAGATCTAACATTGCTTTTTTTGTCATATCAGCAGCTGATCCCTGGATTAATTTGTTGAGTGCTTTGTATGTGTATGCTCTTCTTATCCCCGGTCCATGTTCCTGTAATGCTTCTTCATGAGGCAAGGCTTTATGCATACCGAATTGATTAGGCTCCCACAAATGAAACCTACACAATCGGCCCAAGAGAGTTCGAATTTGACCACGCTCTTGGGCACGATTGGAAGCACTGTTCATTAACTGCTTAACAAAGGGAACTTTAGCGTGGTATTGATCGAACAATTCTGCTGCTTTATCTTTTGATACTCCAAGTTCTGCTTGTAGTTTAGCTTTACCCATACCATAAAATAAACCAAGGTTAATTACCTTGGCTTGTGATCTAGGTATCTTTGCCATATCTGCTACGACCTGGTGGAAATCTGTTGAGGTATCATTTTCATAATTATCTATTACATCATTAACTGAGGGAAATTTGTGTAAAGCTGCATAATGCACTACCAGCCTAGGCTCTTGCTGAGAATAGTCAAAACAACCCCATGTATGGCCTTTCTCAGGTATGAATATAGACCTAATCATAGGTCCAAGATCCTTATTTCTGGCTGGTAGCTGCTGTAAATTAGGATTAGAATAGCTAAATCTACCGGTCACAGTTCCGCCATAATCTGACCTTATTTGATTTATGTCTGCATGGATCCTGCCTTTATGTTCATGTTTAATTATGGTATCAATAAAAGTAGTATGAGCTTTGTTAACTTCTCTTGCTTGAGCAATCATTCTTACTACAGGATGACTATGATTCTGAATAAAATTTTTTGTAAAGGATGGAGCTTGTGATTTCGCAGTTCTTTCATACGGTAAACCAAGTTTATCAAAAACTTTCGCAACACTTCTTGCAGCCATTAACTGAACGTCTATGTGCGTTTCTTTTTTTATTTTGTGCAGGAGCTCTTCTTCTTGCGATGTTAACTGCTGCTTTAATTTATGAGCTCGTTGAACGTCTACTCGGACTCCAAGGAAACGCATGTCTACCAGACAAGGAAAAAGATCAGTCTCCAATTCAAAAATAGATTCAACATCTTGATGCATTAATTCTTTTTTAAATATTTGCCACAGTTCATAGGTAAGTTCTGCATCTTTCTCAGCGTAAGATCCAACATACATTGCTGGCAGTTGCCACATATCTGCTTTGGGATCTAATCCTCTAGACTTTGCTTCTTCGTTTAATGCAGTTTCATTTTTACCATGGCCTAAATAATCCCAGGATAAACTATTTAAATCAAATCTAAATCTGTTTTCATCAATTAATGATGCAGCGATCATGGTATCTACTATTTGTCCATTTATTTTAAGACCCATAGATTTAATCCAACACACATCATACATTGCATTATGAAATATTTTTACAGCATCAGACTCACAAACATCTTTAAACCATTCTAAAGTTTTTTTACGATTCATGTTTGGCCCTGATCCATGAGCGATTGGAAAATAAAATTTTCTTCCAGGTACAGCAACAGCTATACCTACAACTTCTCCATTACCTATAATGGACCCAGATCCTTTTGATTTTAAATCAGGATCTCTAGTTTCTAAGTCAATTGCAATCTCATCGTATTTTCTTAGATCCGGATACTCTTCAGGCTCGTTCCATTCTGTCTGTGCTTCGAATAAAGGTACTTTCATTTTTTCTTTTTCATGTCGTTAATTTTTAACATTTCTAATTGACAATAGTGTACTATCTTTTTAAGATCTTCTATTCCACCTTTTCGTTGATAACGACAAACGTATTTAATTACGTTGCCTTGAAAAAACGAAAGATCATTTTTAGAAATAAACTCATAAGGTTGAATCGGAAACTTTGTGTAGTGATTCCCTCCGACCTGAGTATACTGTGGAAATGATTCTTTAAATATATCGTCGTTGGTCATAGTTGATATCCCTTCCTTTCAATTTTAGCTCTCATTAAATATAAATTTCTTTTGGCTCTCGTGCAACCTACATACCATACTCTGTGCTCTTCGTCACGCTTTATTACACTTTTTATTGTGGCTTCTCTAATTTTTTTAGCATTATCTAATACTAAAATCACATTCTCACATTCACCACCTTTTGCTGCATGAATAGTAGATACTTTAATTCTTGGCTCCTCACTTAATTTTTCTTTGTTAGATAACATTAATCTAATATATATTTTATCCTCTGCTGGGGCATTGTCAAAACATTCAAACCATTTTAAATCTTTTTTAAGTTCTCTGTTACCCATGTATTCTTTGATATCTTCTAAAGCTGTGTCAGCTATAGTTTCGCCATTTAACCATTTGCTATGATTAATAATAGCTTTGTATAGTTTTGTATTGTAACTTTTTTGATGTTTGTTTTCGTAATACAAACCTTTTACTTTTAACAAATTACAAATTTCTTTTGACCTGGATATAGTTCTAGTTAGGATCAACCAATCCTGACTAAATAAGTCAAGATTCTCTAAACTATTGATCTTACTACACAAACCTTCTTCATCTCTGGGGTGATAATTTTTTGTAGCTCTGAGTCCTTCTATTCTAGCTGTAATGATTTCTGATATATCTTGAACAGCTTTGGGTATCCTTCTTGATTTAGATAATACTTTTTCTGTGGCTGGCTCTTGAATAAATCTGTCTACATCTGCACCTGCCCAACCATAAATAGCTTGGTCATCATCTCCTGCAAGATAAATGTTTTTAGATTTAGCTTTTAAAATGTCATAAAGTTTCCATTGTATAGGGGATAGATCTTGAGCTTCATCAATAAAAACTACATCAAACTCAGGAATTTTTTCTGGATGTTGTACAATATCGTGGATCATATCAGTAAAATCAACCAAGTTGTTTACGTCTGGATGTTTATAATTATTATAATTTGCTTCTATATGTTTTAATAAATCAGGATCTACATTCGTAGAATGTTCAGCAGTGCAATACTCGTCCCATACAGGTATATCTTTTTCTTTAGCTTTTAAAATAATTTGAAAGTATTCGTTATCGCATGTTAAGTAAGGTGATGCATCTGCATCTTTTTTAGCATTGATTCTTATGCTTAACTCTTTGCCAAGATCATTGTAATGATAGTCTTGCATTACATTTTCTTCTCTAAGTCCTAAACTATGAAAAGCTAAGGAGTGTAATGTTTGAAAATATTTTAACTGTTTCTTTTTATATTGTGGATTTTTTTTAAGCATTCTATCTTTTGCTTCGTTGGCAGCTTTACGAGTAAATGCAAAATATCCAATTTTACTTACAGGAGTACCGATTCTAATATAGGCCATAGCTCGCCTAATTAATTTTTCTGTTTTACCTGTACCTGGTGGACCGTATATCTTAGTTACTTTTTTCATCACTAGGTGCAAATGTATCTACAAACTTTCCAGAATAATTAAATGTACCGTGATGTCCTACTTCACAATGAACTAATGCATGAAGTTTAAATCCCGCTTGTCGTGCTAGACTACAAAAAGAAACATCTTCTCCATACCAAGCACCTTCTTTTGGATCAAAAGTATTTTCCCAAAAATTATATAAATATTTTTTAGCTTCATCAGATATACCTGATGAATAATTTATTTTTAATTTAGGATAATCTTTAATAAGTTTTTCATAAACAGATCGATGAATTAAAGTTAGTCCAGCGGGTCCACCTGTAATTTCCGTGATCCCTGTTTTATCTATCTTAATATTTTTATAGTCTGGAAATGCTACAGAATAAGAAACAGAATTGTCATGAGTCTTTTTTCTGTAGGGTGCACAAATAAAATCTTTTTGAGCCATAATCATTGAGCCTATTACTTCAGGCTCAAAACTTACATCAGCATCCACAAACAGTTGATAATCATATTTTGATTCTAAAAATAAAGCAGTTAATATATTTCTAGAGTATCCTACGTATGGTGATTTAAATGTAGAGATGTTAGTTTTAATTTTAGCTGCAGTAAATTTGTCAAATAATTTTAACAAACTTAAACAAGTTGGTACTTGCATTGTATCATAACAAGGCATTGATACATGCACTGTGGGTATTTTTTTATCCGTCATAGTATATCCTTTTTGCTTTTCATTGGTATTATTTCTATTTTATTCTCTTCTCTCTCAAAGAATCTCATAGATATTTTTACACATCTTACCGGGTTATGTGATTTTTTTTCTGTTTCTTTTTTGGGGTATCTTTTAAGACTTCGAAGTTCCGCCTCAAAAAAATCCATCATCATTTGACCTGTTCGGTCTATTTTAGATTTCCATTCTTTGTTCTTTAAAAAATTATAGAAAGGATCAAAAACAAAATATGCAAAGCCGTCATCAATCAGTGTGCTACCACTTCGAAACGAAGCATCACTAACTGCTGGTACACCATGAATATAATCATCTAAATGTTTATGAAGTATTTCTTTTGGTGATGTACCTGGGGGAGCTTTCTCTGTTTTCATTCCCTGCCATAGGTTATCTAAAATATTTTGCATGTCATCGCCCTTGATTCGTGGTGGTGGAATCGGTGTGTGAGCTCCAATCAAACGTCTTAGTTTTTCTTGGTCCATGATATAATTAATATCTCTTGCTATTATTTGTTGGGTTGTCTCGCCCTCTACTTTGTCATTGTAGTGTACTGTAAATCTAAATTCTGGATCAGGAGAATAATCAATTTTAATTAAGGCTGATATAGTTGGAAATTTTTTTACTTTGTCAGAAGCTACACCAAATTTTCTTTTCAAACATTCTGACTTAACACACATACTATTAATAGGTTCCTCTGAACAAGTATGGCCTGCAGTATCTTTTTTATATGCTTTAATCTTTTGTTTAACTTTTTCGTCGCCCCATACACTATCGTATACAATATAATTTCTTGCACCTTCTAAAAGTTTTTCTTCCCAGTTGTCTGGATATTTCTTTTTTGCAAACACCATATAGTTATAAATAAATCTATCTCTGTAATCATCTAACTTATTTTTAGATAGCCTTTGTAAACATACCGGTCCGTCAACAAATTCATCTGCTCCACCTGTTAGTTCTAATCTAATTAATTCATTAGCAAATTCTTCTAGATCTTCTTTAGTTTTTGTGTTAGCCTCGACGACTTTTATAAATTGATCAAAAGTAAACTCACTACCATCTAAATTAAGACCCACTCTTTCATTACGGTTATAGTAAGGTAAATTAATAAAGTTACCATTAATAGGTTTACTATCGGAGCCTACTCCTAATTGGGTCTGTTTAGGGAATATTTCTGTAGATGCTTTGAGATCAAATGTAAATAATAATTTATCTAAAAAATTTCTAACAAAACTTGCTTTGACCGGCTCTTTAAAAAAAACATAGATGTGAAGTCCTCCACTTTTAGATTTGACTGGCACCACTGGAATGTTTTTCTTATCTATAATTTCTAAATATTTTCTTAAATCAAAATTAGTATATTCATCAGAGTCTATATCAATCGCTCCGAACTTTGCTAAACCTTCATCATTACAAGGTTGAATACCTATAGATTTTTTACCATTTAAATGATCTAAATAATCTGTATCTAATAATTCTTTGGCTGCCCATCCGTACTTTAATTTAAGTTTACCAGTAGCGGGATCTGTAAATGCAGAGTTTATATCTGCATAACCATAGTCTCTTTTAAGACCTGTAAATATATTTATAAATTTTTCTTCCATCTTTATATAATAAAGGGTGGATCCACTCTCGCTTCACCACCCTAGTTGCAACAATTCCTCTTAAGGAATTCTAGTAGTGAGCTGCTCCATCAGTTGCTTTAGCAGCATCATCTTCACCATGTTTTACTTTAACATCTCCTTTAGAAATGTTTTCAGCAAACGACTTGGCTTGTTGATACAACGCAGCGTCCTGAATTGAACCTATCTTGCTCACTTCCCAACCAAACCATGTGCCTTTGTCGTTAGACTGTTGCACGGTTTTTAGTTGATAAAGATGGCTAAAAGATGCTGGAGTAAACAATCCGTTTTTCCCCTGCATTTTTATACTTTGCATCATGCTATTCCATTTTCTACTAATTTTTAATTGAGTAGACTTCATAGCAATCAACGCAGTAGTTGGTGTATTTCCATTAGCTATAACAAAATGTTGAGCAGTTTTCTCAATGTAGTTACCGTTTGGTAATCTATCTTTGAAGTCTGCACCTCTAGTTGTTTTAGTCATGATGTCACTTGATGAAGGATAGATATTTACAGGAGCACCTGATCCATCTTTTCCTCTATCTTTCCACTCGACATATTCGAGTTTGTAGTAACATGGAATCACTTGGACTCCTTTTTCACCATTGAAGAGTTCACCTGTTACTGAATTGTATATCATTCCAGGCTCTGCTCCTTTAACATACTTGCCGTCTCTCTTGTTTACTTCAGGAGATAACTGACCAAGTATTTTAAGAAACGGTAATGCAAGATCATCTTGAGTCACCGTTCCAGTTTGTACTGCTGCATCAGCTTCAAATATTACATTTGAAGAGATTGCACCATTCTTCTTTATTGTTGGTTCTTTGTTCATGTTTCTATTTCCTTGTTATTTTGGTTCTGTTTCCTGCGAACACGTTAAATAGATCCGTGGGCATCTCGAGACCCTTTTCGGTACGCTCACGGACCAGAGCTTTAAGTGTCATTGGTTCAACCTTTAACTTTTGGGTCGGTTGATACCCTTGACCTTGTGCAAGGTCAGCAAAATTTGCTGCCTTGTTATCTTCGTTACGACCAAAGGAAACAGTGATCATATTTTTAATTACGTCACCCAAGCCATTTTTACGAAGCCAGTTAAATGCCTCTTCCTCTTTTGCTTTAGGAATAGAAGCACCATAGACGGGTTTGACTTCTACGCCAGCCCCATCTTCTAAACTAAATTTTGATATATTCATTTCTGTCATCATCGTAGGTATAACATCCCCCGATAAAACATCTATATCATTTTTAATTTTTTTTAATTCTTCTTCTTTTGTTTTATATTTATCTTCCATGTCTCTTAACTTAATGACCTGGGCAGATAATTCTTTGATGTCATTCGTTTGCACGTTAGCCAACGAATCGACTTTGTCTTCTTCTAGATTTATACTCATTTCTTTTTACCTTTCGTAGTAGTTAATGATGCTGTTAATATAATGTCATAATATCCTATGTCAAGCCTAATCTTCAATCTTTCCTTTTTCATATATGTTAATTTCTATAGGGTAATACATTTTCTCTTGTCTATCCCATTTTAATAAATTAAATCTACCCTGTGTCTTATCTGCAACAATAGAGCATGCAACCCCTATGATAGCTGGATCGCCTGTAAGTAGTAAATAATCTTTTGGTGTGTATTTATCTAAAAGCTTTCTTAATTTAAAAACTAAAGGTCCTGGGGATAAAATAATTTGTGAGTGTTCTGGAAGTAACACTTTTAAATTACCATATTTTTGTGCACCCATAATATTAAATTTAGGGCTACCCATTTTAGTACCTGGTAATTCTTGAATAACATAAACAATAGGATCATTGCTCTTAGTTGGTACTGTATTTAATGTTGTTAACGCCATATAACTTTCCTATTGACTTGTTATATATGTTTTGATATGCGTGTCAATAGAAAGAAGAAATACTATGAACTATAAATTTAAAACTAAACCTTACGAGCATCAATTAAAAGCTCTTAAGAAGTCATATAACAAAGAACTATTTGCATATTTTATGGAAATGGGTACCGGTAAATCTAAAGTATTAATAGATAATGTATCTATGCTTTATGACAAAGGGAAGATCAATGGATTTTTATTAGTGGCACCTAAAGGTGTATATAAAAATTGGTTTGATTCGGAAATACCTACACACATGGTTGATCATGTGGATAAAAAAATGGTGTTGTGGCAAGCTAACATTACTAAATCACAACAACAAAAATTAGATACTTTGTTTGAGCCAGGAGAAGATCTTCATATTTTAATTATGAATGTAGACGCATTTAGTACAAGTAAAGGTGTAGAGTTTGCAGCTAAATTTTTAAGATGTCATAGAACTATGATGGCTATAGATGAGTCTACAACTATAAAAAATCCTGATGCTAAAAGATCTAAACATATCTGTTCCTTGGGCCAATATGCTAAATACAAAAGAATACTTACAGGATCTCCTGTTACTAAATCACCATTAGATTTATATAAACAATGTGAGTTTTTAGGAGAAGGGCTATTAGATTTTACTTCTTATTATGCATTTAGAACTAGATACGCCATACTTAAAACTATGAACTTTGGTTCTCATAGTGCTAAGGTCCCAGTAGGATATAAAAATTTACAAGAATTATCTGATAAAATTGCAGTGTTTTCTGATAGAGTTTTAAAAGAAGATTGTTTGGATCTACCTGATTATACTTATCAAAAAAGAATTATACAGTTAAGTAAAGAGCAACAGAAACTTTACGATCAAATGAAAAATGTAGCTCTTGCACAAATGGATGGCAAGTTAATGACTACCTCTACTGCATTGGTGCAACTGATGAGACTTCAACAAATTACTTGCGGTCATTTTAAAGCTGATGATGGTACACTTAAAATTATTAAGAATGAAAGAGTCAACGCATTAATGGATATATTAGAAGAGGTAGAGGGGAAAGCTATTATTTGGGCCCATTGGAGACAAGATATAGATGCAATAGTTAAAGCTATTGAAAAAGAATATCCGGGGTCCGTGATGACTTATTATGGTTCCACTTCTACTGAAGATAGGGCTAAAGCTATTAAAGCTATACAAGATCCTAATTCTAAAATTAGATTCTTAGTAGGTACACCACAAACTGGTGGCTACGGTATTACGCTTACAGAAGCTAATGTTATGATTTATTATTCTAATGGTTATGATTTAGAAAAAAGAACTCAGTCTGAAGCTAGAATAAATCGTATAGGTCAAAAAAGAAAAATGACTTATATAGATATTATATGTGAAAAAACTGTAGATGAACGAATAGTAAAAGCATTGCGTAAAAAAATAAACATAGCTTCAGAAGTTATGGGAGAAGAGTTAAAGGCATGGATCTAATTATTATTAATGATGGTTTAGTTACATTAGTTCCGGTTACTAAAGCACTGTTGGCTGATTTAAAAATTATAGCTAAAATAAATTGTTTTGATTTGTGTGATATTTTAAGAGTAAAGTTAAGCACTTACGCTGATTATCCAATTAACGAACACATAATGAAGGATGGCAGCGGTAATTTTATTGGATGCGTTTGTAATTAAATTACATATGATTAGATAACACTGCTAAAAGTATTGCACCCAGTCCACCTATAATCCATTTTTCTAACCTAGCTATCCTAGTTTCCATTCTATCAATTCTTTCAAAAGTTTGTTTCTGCATAATTCTACAGATCTTTTCATGATATTCTATTTTTTGTAATGCAGATTTTTTAGCCATTATATAAAACTATCGGCTCCCATGTCACCTTTGGTACCGCCGCCTCCATAAGATTGAGAATCAGAAAAACTTTGTTCGCTTTGGGATCTATTGTTAAAGTTTTGATTTTCATTATCTCCACCGCCTTGATAATCTGATCCCATGTCTATTATGTCAGCCGAACCAAAAGGATCTTCTTTTTGTTGTATTGCAGATTTAACTTGATCAAGCGTTAAACCGTAAGTGTCTTGATAATAATTATTTGCTACTACAGGATCTAAACTTGCTAGGCCTTCTAAAGCATAAGATCTATAAGAATTAGAACCTGGTTCTAAAAATCTATTTTTCATAAGAGTGGAGCCTACATTGTAACCAAATTTATCTTGTAATCCATGCTGGCCATAACCACCATACATATTAATTCTATTGGCTGCGTATGGATCGGGCCTAAATGCACTCATTAAAAGACCAGCTCCGGGAATACCAGAAGCTAAACTAAATAAACCTCCTATTATGTTTGGACTATACTTATTATAAATATCTTTAAGTGGTTGAGTTACTTTCATAATTCCAGAATGAAAAGGATCTACTTGATCACTATAAGGTGCTATGCTTCCTGCATAAGTATCTGATCCAAGATCCGTGTCTTGGGATACAGTATTAATAGTAGAGTCATATACTTGCTCGCCTATAGTTCTACCTGGAGCTATTTCTTGTACACCTGATAATTCAATTAGTTTATTTATAGTTGCCATAGTTTACCCAAAAGGAAATAGTTTATCAAATTTTTGATCTGTTGGTAGTAAATTATACCTAGATCCTAGATTAGTTGTATTAATAGAAGCCATGTTTACTGATGCATTTTTGTTTTGATCTACTGGTAATACAGCAGGTGTTTCTTGTACAGGGGCTAATCTAGCACCTCTAGGTGGTAACTCTCTAGCTTCTTTAACCCCAAAGGTTAGAGCTGCATCGATATAGGCTTCGAAACTTTCTAAGCTATCATTAAGATCAAAGTTTCTTACATCTTTTCTTAGGTCATCCCATGCATCTTCTGCTACGTCTAAACCTAATTCAAATCTTAATGCTGCATCTAGATTTTGGTCTTCTAATCTTTCAAGTAAAGATTTAACTCTAGCTTCACTTGGAGTAGGTACTTTAAATCTACCAGCAAATAAATTTTGTACTTCTGTTTTGTTTTTTAAACGATCATTTAAAACTTTTCTTAAGTCACTTCTACTTACACCCAGGTCTTCAGCAGCTTGAATAGTATTCATTAAATTTTTTTGAGATTTAAATGAGTCCATTACCCAAACTTTGTAAGCATTAATTTTTTGTTCTGGTGTAGATCTTGCACTATAAGCAATACTTGCAAACTTAGCACCAATGTTTCTTTTATCTCTACCAAATGATGTAATAATAAACGGCATACTTTGCATAGGTTTAATTTCCTGGACCCTCACACCAGCCATCAATGCTACTAATTCATCTCTTAAATTTCTTTCACTACCATAATCTGTAAATCTACCACTAGCACCATCCCATACTTTAACTGCTGAAGTAAATGCTCCAGGGTTAAGGCCACCTATAATATGTTCTAAACTTCTAGATATTTTTACACCTAATGGATCTGTTTCTCTGTAAATAAGTTTACCTGTTCCTGTTCGTCCACCTCTTAAACTAACATCCGTAAGTCTTTCAACACCAATGGACTCAGATATAAATGGTGAAAAGAATTCAAATAAAGCTCCAGGGTTGTTTGGAGTACCTATTAATGAGTCAAATGCAATAGTGCCTGCATTACTTTGATTTAGTTCTCCTCTACCAAAAGCATTTACAACTGCATTGATAGGTCTAACTAAAGAGTCATAAGGATTAGAATATGAAAAATTAAAATACTTAAAGTTACCATCGGCATCAGGCGATGATACTGGTATTAGTGTTGCGTTCTTTTCATACACAGGAACAAACGCTCTAGCTTTTTGCATCATCTCATCACTTACGCCAGTGATGGCTTGAGCTGTACCACCAATGACTGTACCTATACCACCAAATGTTGCTGAAGCTCCAATTAATCTACGAGCTCCCATTTGTCTAATGTATGGATTAACACTTGTTAGTTCTCTTGCACCTATAGTAAGTAAATTAGATCCTGTTCTTAATATCTCTGCAGGGAACGCTATAAAGTTTCCTAAAGGTAAGTCTCTAATACTTTGAATTATTTTAGGAACTTTACTGTAAGTTGGGATAGTATTAGTTACAAGATACGCAGACACTTCTTTAAGAGCTTCGTCTGCCGTTTTCTTTGCACCTGTAATAGAACTTACTTCAATAAAATCTTCTTTAGCTACAGTTCTGTACCAGTCTTTTACTTCATCTAATACTTTAGCAGGTGTAGCTTTAGGATCTCCGAATGCTTGTTTAAGAGCAGACTGATAGAATCTGTCAGAGTATATCTTCCAAACGTTGTCACCTCCTTGATAAACATCAACAAATTTTTTAACTGTTGGATTTTTCATAAAGTCATCAATGTTTATTAAACCTTTGACTCCTCTTTCAGCTAGACGTTTCATTTCATTGACAGCAATACTTTGATCAATAACTCCTCTAGTTACACTATCATCTATAAAGTCATCAAATATTTTTTCGTCTACTTTTCCACTTTTAAATATATCTTCAAACGTATCTCTAAAAGCTTGAGATACTGAGCTACGACTACCTATTAATCCACTAGCTAATGGAAAGAACGATGCTGTAGAAACGTTTCTTACTTGTGTCATCGGTGAAAAAATAGTTTTAGTTATTTGACCACCAGCTTTAAATTTCATTATGTTAGAATAAAAAGGAATATCAAATAAATTATCAAAATTACTTTTTACTCCTTGTATTGCATTTGCAATTTCAGGAAGTGTAAAATAAGTATCAAACTTTGCTGCTTCTCCTTCTTTAGGTTTTCTCATTTTTTCATTTCTAAAAAACTTAGAATCTAAAGCAAAGTCATCAATA